GGAACATTTCGTTGTCAGAGCACAAGGCGATTCAGTCGGTGTCGGTCAACGTTCGCTCACCTCCTTGGTGGGTTTACAGGCTGATGCTCAGGTGCGGTGGAGACGCGAACAGCGTATCTCCGTGCGATATATCGTTGGAGTGTCATTGGATCCGAACGTTTCTACGTTCGGGGCTGTTCAGGACGCCTTCGGCCTTCATTGGTCCGAGTTCGTCCCTACGGTCTGGGAACTGATCCCCTATTCCTTCGTAGTCGACTATTTCACCAACATTGGTGACATAGTAGGTGCCTTTTCGACTCGTCAACGCCATATCGCCTGGGTGATTAAAACCACACAGACGGAGGGCGTGAACACGATAGAAGAGGTCATCCCCCTTCCGTGGGGGATTAGCAGTGGGTATGCGAATACCGCAACTGTTCACCGAAGGCCTAGAGGCGTGTATAGGAAGGGCTCATTTGCCCGCGAGTTGCTGCCCGGCTTAGATATTCCTTCTTTGGAGATCAATGGCCTAGCAGATGTGAAGAGCTTGCAAAAGCTCAACATGCTCGCACTTCTACGCTCGTCTCGTTCCGTGGAGTCCTTAATACGGGCTTCCTTACCCAAGTAAAACCGGTGCTATTGCACCATGGAGACCAACAATGTTGACCTTCCCTAGCCCCGTAACAGGGGCAGCTCAGACTGGGCTGACGTCGCCAACGTATACCAATACGTCAATGCCGGCGCCGACTCAGAATGGCAAGCAGGTCGGTGTCACCGCTCTCGGTGGCACGCAGACCAACGTCCGGACGAGTTCTTCCAGTGATCCTTTCTGGCTGAACTGGGTCGTTCCTGCGGCTCTGAAGTCGCAGCGCCTCGATGCAGCTGGTAACCTGATCGGTAACCAGCAGTACAACACCTTCCGCCTCCTTGGCAGTAAGGGCGTTGTTACCATCGCGGGCGGGTCGGCCGTACCTATGCGCATCCGCTTCGAAGTGGATGTGCCGTGCGGCGCAGACGTCAATGACCCCGCAAATATCCGGGCGGGACTCTCTGCCTTCATCGGGGCCCTGTGGGCCCAGTCGTCGGGTATTGGTGACTCAGCAGTCACCGGTATCTAACGACGCGGTCAAAACGTTATGGCTAAGGTGAAGGGCGCCTTTCAGGCGCTCGTCATTACATGTGTCGAACTCATAGTCCGGTCCCTTCGGGGACTCGCGGAAGTAGTCGACATTATCCTAAGCAGACGTTAGACCGAAGCAGCACGTTGGTGAGCGTGCCCTAAATGCGCGTGAGCGCACAGGAGTACAAGATGACCTTTAGTTGTTTTCAGTGGTCTTACTTGGACTTGCTGAACGGTACCCTTGACGGGTCAGATAGCTCAGACGATGGAAAGTCTGAGACCGTTCTAGGCGAGAGTGATGCCGACCCCTCGTTGTCCGACCAGGAATACACAGTGCTACCCTATATGGGAAACCACGGTGGACCCTGGTGGTGTGATATCTGTCGTCTGCCGGAGAGATCCGACAGCCTCAGCACACCCTTCGTTAGGGATCGTACCGGCATCGTACGCTGCCGCACTTGTCAATTCGACAGTGATAATTAGCAGCGTCTAGCTTGCAATTTGGAGTAGAGCCTATGAGTATTTGCCCGAAAGCTCTTTACACCGCCCTGCTGGAGGACGTCCGACCGCACGACCGATTAATAACCGGTCCGGATGCGGAGAAACGCGATGTGGCTATATACCTGTTGAAGGCCGCCTTCTTGAAGAAATTCGAAGAAGACCAAGCCGACGAAGCAGAAGCCGCTGCGTTGTCTAAATTCCTTGCGGTCAATGACCAATGCTCGGAATGGACGTTAAAGACCTCGTTCGCGTGGGAAGATGAGCTGATAGGCCTCCTTAAACAAGAGATTTATCGGTTCTGGAACTCTCCTCAGAAAGTCGCTGACAAAGTGATGAGTATGCCTTTAGTGTCCTCCTTTGGGGATGTATTGGAAGCCGGAGATGTGGGCCCAGGTGCCTCTCTAGGTGCCGAAGCCACTGACTTCTACACAAAGATGTTTAGTAGTCAGCTCACAACGACAAGGCCGTTCCTCCTTGACGTCTACAGACGTCACTACAACGCTAACCCAAGATGGGCCGCTGCGGAAGACCTCCGTATGTCCGCTTATGGCGATCGTTGTGTACCAGGGAACAAGCTGGGATTTGTCCCTAAACAAAGGGATATAGCACGCACCAAGGCGACAGAGCCGGTAGTCAATATGTACTATCAACTAGGCTTTGCCGCTGTTCTGAATCGGCGACTAGCGCAGCTCTATAAAATAGAGCAAGCGGAGCAACCGACGAGGAACCGGGAGCTCGCACGTAGAGGCTCAATAGACGGTAGCCTAGCTACCATAGATCTATCCTCTGCTAGCGATTCCATTTCACTAAAGATGGTCCGAGCAGTCTTTCCAGCAGACTTTGTCAGCTGGTTGGAAATGTTCAGATCTCCGATGTGCCGTCTTCCAGACGGCCGTGACGTGGAGCTCCACATGGTATCCTCGATGGGCAACGGTTACACCTTTGCCCTAGAGACCATGTTGTTTGCGTGCTGTGTGTCAGCAGTGTATCGTCAAGCCGGGGTCCTACTCCGGACACATGACGTACTATACCGACCTCAAGGACAGTCCTCGTGGACTGAGCAGCGGAG